ATTTGAAGTTGAAAATACTGAAAAAGGGTTTTCCGCAATCAATTTACAAAAAAACGTTTAATAGTATTACATGAATTCCATAAAGCACTTTGGAATATTTGTATAGTATATGCCACTATACAATTTATTAAATTGAGGCATAAAAAGGAGTGAATAATGTTTAAATTATTTACAAAAATGTTTGATAATGACGAATTAAAAGTTATTAAGAAAACAAAAAAGAAAGCATCTACTAGAGGTAGAAAAAGATTATCTAAAAGAGTAAAGGTTATGAACCTTTTATCTAAAGGAGAATCTGTAACTTGGAAAGCAATGAGGTCTAGATTTGATCTTACTTCTCCTAGAGCATTAGTTGATACATTAAGATCAGAAGGTAATATGATCTATATTAATAAAAATGCTAAAGGAACATCATATAGACTTGGTACACCAAGCAGAGCAATTATTGCTGCTGGTATCAATAAATTGTATGGTACAAGTTATGCTTATAACAATGCGTAATTATTACGTATAAATAATTTTGTGGGGCGGAGGAGACCTAGCGGCGATACCGCCCCCTTAAATAATACAGAAATTATATAACAAAATGAGGAGAAAATAACAATGCCAACAACGACAAGTGGAGTAGATTATGCAGGTTCCGCCAGTGGAACTCTTTTAATAAGTGAAATTTTAACAAAAGTAAACAACGCAAAAGACAAACCTAAAAAAGTAGAAGTATTAAAAACGTATGATAGTCAGCCTTTAAGACAAGTTTTAAAAGGTGCATTTGATCCTTCAATAATCTGGGATTTACCAGATGGTACACCACCATATAAAGAAAATGATGCTCCAGCAGGTACAGAACATACCCTTTTATCAAATGAAGCTAAAAGATTATGGCACTTTGTAAGAGGTGGTGATGACCGTTTATCAAAAACTAAAAAAGAAACTATGTTTATTCAAATATTAGAAGGTTTACACGCTGATGAAGCAAAACTTTTAATAGCAGTTGTTAATAAAGAACTGAATAAGGTATATAAAGGTTTAACAGATGCTGTTGTAAAAGATGCTTTTGGGTGGAATGAAGATTACAAAACAGCATAGTATAAATAATAATATATTGATTCTATAATATACAACTATAGGGTGTGAACAAAAGTAGAACATTTGTACAACACACCCTATTTTTTGTTGATTTACAACATAAAAAACATACAAAAAAAATGGAATAATGCTTGATTTATATGCCCAATTTGATATAATATAGACATATATTAATGAAAGGATATACATTATGAGTAAAGTTAAACAATGGGCTTGGGATAAAGCTGAAAAAGCAGTTGATACAGTTATTGATAAATTAAATAATAAAGTTATTAATGTTGAAACTGCTAAAAGTGAAATATTAAAAGTTGACAATGTAGGTTTATGCAGTATTGATGAACTTAATATTGATGAAGTGATTGAGGAGGCAATTAAATAATGAAAAAAATATTGATTATATTATCTTTAGTATTTACATTATTTTCTGTAAATGCAAAAGCAAATGACCAAACAATAGGTCACATTATAACCCAAGTAATTTTGGAGGATAATGTTGAAGGTATGGTAGAGGTTATGGAGAATGAACTTCAGGCCGTTGCTCATATTTTTGCTATTGAAATGATTTCAGTATTAGAAGCAAATCTACCTAGAATTTTAGAAGGTATTGCTGCTGAAATGAGATTAGAAGCAGATAGAAAATATAAATGTGAATTGTTGAAAGGTAGTCCAAATGGATGTATTTAATTTAATCTACGAGGCACTACAAATAATTTATGCTATTATACCTAAAGAATTGTTTATAATTATTTTAGGTATTATAATTGTAGGAATTTATCAATCATTTAAGGAAAGAAATGAGAAAAAGACAAAGAGTCATTAAACTAAAAAGAAAACTTAAAAGACAATTCTGTCTTGGAAGACAATATAAAACTACATATAAAGATATTAAGAAATATTTTAAAGCTTTTAATGCAGTTATATTTGACCGAGAATTATCTCCATTTGGTCAAGTTGAAATCAAAGATTTGGATAGACAAAAGTGTATCGGACAAGTAGTTACCTTGGAATGGAAAAGAAAAGGTACTAGACTTTATAAATTGGAAATGGAACCATCATATAAAAGCAGGAAAGATTTTTTAGATACTTTAGTTCACGAAATGGTACATCTATTCCAAATGCAAAATAAAGGAGATAGTGGCAGACATAATGATATGTTCTGGTCATTTCAAGATAAGGTTGAATACATAGGTTTAAGATTATAAAATTTAATTATATTATGTCCAGTGAAGAAGAAAAAAATTACATAGATACTTTCATAAAAGACAATATTGAAAAAGGTATTAAAATCGTATATCATACATTACAAGGTTCACATCCAGGTAAAAGGATGTGTTATTATACTGGATATTTGCATAAAGATATATTAGATAATTTTCCTGGAAGAACTAGTAAAAAAATATTTAGAGGTTATAGAGAATTTTTAAATAACGAGAGATTGATATTCACACAAAAAAAGTTTGAAGATAGTGGATATGATTATTATGTAGAAAAGGTGAGATATGTTAAAATTAAATAAAAAACAAAAAGAAATATTAAAGAATTTAGTAAAAGGTAAAGGCTATTTTAAGACACCTACAACTTCAAAAGAAAAAAATGAAAATATTATAGATGATATTGTTAAATTATATCTAAAAGGATTATTAAGTTTTCAAAGAGAATATGATATAGGGACAATAGGTCCATCAAATGAGCATTTGGTTAGATATAAATGGTATATAATTACTATTGATAGAAAAAAGACTTTAAAAGATATTAAACAAGTATTAAAAGCAGGTGCATGTGCATAAAAAAACAAAAGAAAAAATTGATAAAATAGTTAATGTAACGTGGAAATGGACTAAAATACTATTACTTATTTTAATACTTTTATCTGTTGCATTTAGTTTAGGTAGATTTTATCCAAATAAATTAGCAGTTAAACGAGTTAATCATAATTTAGAAAATTATTACATAATTAAAATAAAATCTTTGGATTTAAGAGAGCCTGAATTTACGTATCATAATGATATTCAATTTGTTCGGGCTATGCATAAGTGTATTGATTATATTAATTTTAGTTTAGAATATAAAAATAGAGTGCCTTATGAAATGATTATTGCTCAAGCTGCATTGGAAAGTGGTTGGGGTACAAGTAGATTTGCTATTGAAGGTAATAATTTATTTGGTATTAGAACTTGGAGTAAAGATGTTCCTAACTTATTACCTTTAGGTTTGTCTAATTGGCCAGGTTGGGGTGTAAGAATATTTGGTAGTAAATGTGATAGTGTAAAAGAATATGTTAGATTGTTAAATGAGCATTCTGCTTATAAAGAATTTAGAGAGATTAGAGCAAAACAATTAGAACGTGATAATATGGATCCTTTGATATTGATTAAATTTATTGATAAGTTTTCTACAACCGAAGATTATGATAAAAGAGTTGCTCTAATAATTAAAAAAGTTAGAAAATTAGAAGACACTTACGCAAGCGATAAAAATATAAACAATGATTAAAATATTAGTATTACTTATTTTGTTAATGTCTGGTTGTTCAAATGGAAAGAACCCAAATATAGAATTAAAAGCACTTGATAATTTTTGGAAGTTGTTAGGACAAAATTCTGAATTACAAAACCTTGAAGAAAAAGATGACAAAAAATAAAAATAATAAAAAACCTGAAGATAGATTATTACAGGAAGCTTTTAATGATGTTTATAAGCATTCAATTTTAATGGGTGTTAGATATAATTGGCAAATAATTGCTGCTACTTTAGTTGCTGTTGGTTTGAAAATTTATAAGAGTGTTTTAAAAGATGATGAATTTAAAGGTATGATGAATACAATTAGAGATTCGATGGATGAAGTAAAACCATTTGATGATAAGAAGACATTACATTAGGAAAAATATGAAAGTTAATCAAAAAGAAGAAAAATACCAATTACTTGCAGATTGTATAAGGTCAGATCAGTTATCCGCAAAGCAAGTAAATGACCATTTTGAGTCAGATCCTGACTTTAAAAAATGGTACAAAAAGAGATATCTTAATAATAAATAATAGTATGTTATTAGCAATATTAACCTTATTATCAGCAATTTCTATATCCGTAGTAGCCGCAGGTTATTCAATTATAGGATTAGCAACATTATTTGCAGGAGCAAAGGTGGCTATTATTGCAATGGGATCAGTATTAGAGGTAGGAAAGTTAATTGCAGCTTCTTGGTTGTACCGTAATTGGAATAGTAATTTATTGCCTAGGTTAATAAAATGGTATTTAACAATTGCTATAATAGTATTAGTGTTTGTAACAAGTATGGGTATCTTTGGATTTTTATCAAAGGCACACCTAGACCAAGTTAGACCTATTCAGGACAATTCAGTACAAATAGCATTAATAGATAAACAGATAAATCAACAAGAAACAATTATTGTAAGGTCAGAAAAGACATTAAATTTATTAGATAAAGGATTAGAGGTTTATATTGATAAAGAATATGTAACTAGAGGTTTAAAAGAACGTAAGAAACAAAAGGAAGAACGTGATTTTTTAAATGATGAAATTAGAATAGCAATGGATGTGATTGCTAAATTGACTTTAGATAAGAGTAGTATAGAATTAGAACAATTAAAAATAGAAGCAGACGTAGGACCTTTAAAATATGTTGCAGAATTAATATATGGTGATGAAGCAAAAGACCATTTTGACGAAGCAGTAAGAATAATCATTATAGTTTTAATTTTTGTGTTTGATCCATTTGCAGTATTGATGTTAGTTGCTGCTAATATTTCATTTAAACAAAGGCAGATGCATAAGTCTTTAACAAAATTAGAAAAAGAAGAAAATTTATTAGACAGAATTGAAAGACAACGAATAAGAATTAACAAATTAAGAACGAAG